TATTTAATTTCATTATTAGATGCTAATTTATATTGAATAAAATTATAAACTACATTTATATTACCTTGATCAAATCCTAAATTAAAAAGATCATTTTCAGGATTAACTGATAATTCACTAGTATTACCATTAGGTTCCCCATCAGTAGGAGAATCAATAAGAGTATAATCTAAAAAATTATCACTACCACCTATTAAATTATTATTAATATCATAAGCCCAAATTTCTACTATATCTTGGAAGGGGGTGAAGGTTGCTTTAATATTAGCATTAGGAATAATGGATTGATCTGATAATTCATATCCTTCTCCAGATGCAAAATTTGGATTAATTAGATCTATTGATGCTGTTGGTATTGATGCCATTTATTTATAAATATTTTTAAACCTGTCTAATTTGAGTTGCTAAAATTGTTGCGTTTGCACTTGCTAATTCTACTTCAAGTAAAGATTGAGAGGTTCTAAGTTCTACATTTTCAAGTCTTATTTCTCCTATTTCATCTAATAAAGCTTGTATTTCTTCTTGTATTAATTCAAAATTTGCGTATTCCCCACTTGTTTGTGCTAAATAAGTATGAGAATTTGTATCTCCTTCTTTTGGAATATCATAAAAAAATTGATCATATAATGTAAAAAAATCTCCTATAGTAGCCAAGTTAATATCAAAAAAACCTTCATCTACTGGATTTTGATCTCCTAATTGGGAAAAACTGGTATCAATAGTTTCTTTAAATTTATTTTTATCAAAAACTTGTTTTGTTAAATTTGAAATTGATGGAGTATTTTCAACTGCAATTTCTGATGGGTCTTTTGGTCTCGCACTACTTGTTATAGGTTGAGTTGGAACTGGAGGGGTTGGAGCAGGTGGGATTGGTTTAGGACCATTAATAATAGGTGTCCCACCTCCTGAACCTGAACCTACACCTGAACTATTAGAAAATACTGAAATATTTTTTGGAAGGGGTTTAGCACCTGAACCTGCACCAATGCCTGAAGAAGGTTGACCTCCATAAGCTCTGGGTTTTGAAGATAATTCTTCATTTTTGATTTTTAAGGCTAATGCTTTGGCTTTTTGTTCATCATTATATTGTGCTGATTTACCAGCACCCGCACCACTTCCTCCATTTGAATTTCCGTACGCCATAATTAACCGTTAACTACTTTAAACATTATATCTTCATCAAATACTTTTGTAGTACCATCTAATACAGTTTTAATTAAAATTGTATAATATCTTTCAGGTTCTAAACCATTCATGTAAACATCAAAATAACTTGATGAATAATCTGCACTAATTTTTGTATAATCAGAATCAAAATCGACTACAAATTCATTTGTTGTTGTATCTTTAATTGCATATAGAGATACATCTTCAGGTAAAAAGAAATTTGTAGTCCATTCAGATGCTGTACTAAATGTTTGTAAAGGATATTTTGGGATAGCAGCTAATCTCATTCTAGCTACACTTTCAGAATAATATACGCCTTCATTATTATAAACTGACATGAAAGTTTCAGCAGATCCCAATATTGTATTAGTGGATGAGCCAGTATTAAAAGTATAATCATCCCATTTAAATTCTAATGATGGTGGATATATTGTATTTGTATCAATTGAAAAATACTTAAATGTAGTTACAACATTTGGATTTTGAACAAATTCAACAGCATCAGGTTGTTTAACTAAAAAACCGTCATTTGGAATTGAACCGCTATACCAAGATAGAATTGATGGCGTAACATCTACATTTATATCCGTTGTACTTCCATAACTAAATGATTGTGAGTAAACTGGGTTAGCATATGAATCACTGCCGGTAGATACCCAAGCATTTGAACCTGAATAACTTCTCCATACCCAACTACATCCATTTTCAACTGCAGGACTATAACCTAATTTTCCAGTTCCCATATTCCAACTTCCAGATACTGTTTTAACTTCTAATTTAGAATCTGTATTTAAAGAAGTTACAAGTGCTGAATAGTTTCTTAAATAAGTAGCAAAAGAAGAGTCTCCTACTTTATTGTTAAGTACATTTTGAATTTCAGTTGTTGAAAATTCTATTAAATATCTACTAACATATGGAGTTCCAGTTTTTAAATAAGTAGAAGCTTCTAATATCTGGTCTAAGCCAGTATTAGTACTAGGAAATTCACTATAAAGTGATGCATCTTTTGTTGGAAAAAGTTTGTATACTGCCATTTTGTTTTTTTATTATAGTGGGACTACCCTACCTTTAATGTCTATATTAGGATATTTAAGTTCAAATACCATAGGATCAATTGATGGGTAAACTACATCATTGATTGTAGCTCCTACTACATCATAAGCATATTCACTATATCCATTATCAGCACCTGCTAAATTACCAATTTTTAAATTTTTAACTGTTTGAACCCCTTCAACTTTATCTAAAAGAATATTTAATTCTGGAATAATAATTGGTTGATTTATTTGCCAATTTTTGATATCAAAATAATTAGCTAAAGCTTCAATACATTTAGTTAAGGTTTCATTATTATTATAGTTAGGCCTTACTACTATATCAAAATTAATACCAATATTAATTATAAAAGCATCCTTAATATTAATGGCATCATTTATCATTCTATATTCAGAAAGATATGTTTTTAAATTTCTTTTTAAGGTTGGTGATGCTGTTTTTAAATTAGATTGAAGGTTATAAGATAAAACATATAAATCTAAAATTGAAGGTAGAGTGCCTGTTTCATATTCATTTACTTTAACAGGTTCGGCATAAGCCATTGCTATAACTCCTAAATTAGAAGGCATAGATAAAGCTCTAATTAAATAATCTTCTTTTGTTACTGTTCTAAGTTGTGTTTGATAATTACCTAAAGCATTTTGTCTTAATTCTTCTGTTGTATCTCCATTTCTCCCCCCATCAGCTGCTAAAGGATTATTACTTGCTAATGATCTAAATATATTATCAGCTAGTGCAGGATTTAAACCTGGTGTTGTAAATGAAACATTAGTATCATCAACTACAGTTAAAGTATTAGCTTCAACATTAGAACCAACACCTCCCCCAGTTAAATATCTAACTGTTAAAGTAGTATTTGAAGGGGCAATACCATAAGTATTTGTAAATACAAAATTTAAAGGTGAAAATGCTGTTGTTAATTGATCTCTTTCAAAAGGTAAACCTAAACCTACATTATCTGGGTTTGGGATTATTTCTTCATCATTATCTCCAAAACTACCAGCACCAAATTGTAGTTGTAGTGAACCAGTACTTACAAATCTAGCTGTAAATCTTTTTTGAACTGATTTTAATTGCAGTAAATAAGGAACATCATTCCCTGCCCCATCATCTTCTACATTTGGGTCATTAGTATTAGTATTTCTAATAGTATCAAATACATTTTCTTGTGCTAAGTTAGGTACTTCATACCATTCATTCCCATCAGAATCTACACAATCTAAAATTCCTATAATATTTGAATCAGCAATATTACGAGTATCAAATCTAACTGGGGAAGAAAAGTTAAAAGTTGTTGTGTTAATTGTTGCTGAAATTGCTTTTCTGGTTTTCTTAATTAGATAAGTAGTTGGGGTCGTACCTGAAATTTGGTATACGGTAACTGTGGAAGGATCTAGTGAACTTGAGGATGCAAAATCAATTACATCTTCAATAATAAATTCTTGATCATTTCCTTCTGGTTGAACTGTAGTATTTTCTGGTATTAAAAGAGCATAATCAAAATCAGGGACTGTAACACTACCACTTAACTTTGCGGGGAGTTGTTGGTAAAAATCAATATCAACACTTGCAGCTGTAGTTACTTTTGGCTCATAACCTAGCATGTAAGCCATATTAAACAGATTCTCAGTTTCACGAGCATACTGAATAAATGTTTCTTGTACTTGATTATCTAAATAGAATGATAAAACATCCCCTACATAAGAAGCCATTTCAATAAATAGCATTCCTGTAGAATCAGGAGTAAAATCGTTATATGTGTCTGGAAAATATGTTTGAGAGTAATTAATTAATGCATTTCTAAAATCATTAAAATTTCTATCAATATATCTTATATCTCTTTTTAATTCAGCCATTATGTAAGTTGTATATTTATTTCATCTGTACCTGATAGTAAAGCTATCTGGTATATTAAAGTAAAAAATAAAGTATTATTATCAGGTTCAGGGGTAAATAATATTTGTTCGACTTCTACATTTGGAAATCTATCGTTTATAGCTTGTATAATTACATCTTCTAAACTTGAAAAATTATCAGTACTTAAACCTTCATAAATTTGGGCTCTTAAATTAGCCCCATAACTAGGATTAAATATCCTTTCATTAGTATTAGTTAATAAATAATTAATTAAATTTGCTTTTGTTTGTTCTCTAGTAGTATAAGTAGGTACAAATACAGCATTACCATTTAAAGGAAAGCCAAAACCAACCGCTTTTCTAGGGTTGGAATCGATTGGGATTTTATTTGCTAATATTTGAGCCATCTAAATTATTTTTTACCCATTAAACTTGCTATTTGAGACATATCTACTTCTCCAGGAGGTAAAGAACCATTAATTGAGTCTCCACCTGCAGGATTAAACCTTTGAGGGACATTATTAGTTGTCATTGCTCCACCCATTTCACCTAAAATATTTTGATATGCTGATCTTTTTTGTTCAGCACTCATTTGAGGTTGGGTTGGTTGAGATTGAATTGGGGTTACTGATTCTTGCACAACGGCTACAGTAGATGCTTTTGGAGCTTTAACAGCTTCTAAAAGAATATCTTTCAATTCTTCTTGAATTGCTTCTCTTACGGCTCCTTTTATCATGTTTTTAAGTTCTGTAGATTTCATTTTTTGTTATAAATATTAAATTAATTATTTTTTTGTATGGAATTATGGGATATATTACCAAGTTTTAATTTCTCCATCTTTTACCCAACTAAAAAGTCTAGTTTCTTCAACATCATGTAATATTATAGTATGGGGATCGTTTCGTTCCCAATTATAAAAGTATTTATAGTTAAATAACGCTATATCAGTGTCCATATGCGCTATTAAAGCATCACTAAACATCTTACACCCATTAGCCCAATTTACATCATCATACGTTTCCAGACATAGATTAACTGCTCTAGAATTAGGAGCAGAACCATAAACTGTACAATCTAGTAAAGTATTATTTTCTTGGGTTGGTTT